TGATAAGACCGCGCTTTCAAAGCCATCAGCATTCGATGCTATCAACGTCCGCCGCCTCTTCATCACTCTGGAAAAAGCAATCTCAACATCTGCAAAAGCGCAATTGTTTGAGTTCAACGATGAGTTCACACGTGCTGCTTTCCGTAATGCGGTTGAGCCATTCCTGCGCGAAGTTCAAGGCCGTCGTGGTCTAAGTGACTTCAAGGTTGTATGCGATGAGACCAACAATACTGGCGAAATAATCGACCGCAACGAATTTGTTGCTGACATTTATATTAAGCCGGCGCGTTCGATCCGCGGTATTACTCTAAGCTTCGTGGCCACCCGCACAGGTGTTCAGTTCTCTGAACTGACAGGAGTCTAATCTATAACACAAGGAGAACAATCACATGGCTAATCTAGGAATCAATGATTTTAAGTCAAAGCTAGTTGGAGGTGGAGCGCGCAATAACCTATTCAAGGTAACTGCTAACTTCCCCGGCTATGCTGCAGGAAACGTCGAGCTCGCGTCCTTTATGATTAAGGCTGCACAGCTTCCAGCATCTACTATCGCACCGATCACTGTTCCGTTCCGCGGACGTCAGCTGCAGGTTGCTGGAGATCGCACCTTCGAGGCATGGGGAGTTACTGTCATCAATGACACAAACTTCGCGCTTCGCAATGCGTTCGAGCGCTGGATGAACGGTATCAATGCACACCGCGCAAATACTGGTCTTGTTCGTCCAAATTCTTATCAGGCTGACCTTGCTGTTGAGCAGCTCAACAGAGATGGTCAAGTGCTTAAGAAGTACGACTTCCGCGGATGCTGGGTCTCAAACGTTTCTGCAATTGATCTCAGCTATGACGCTGAGAACACGATTGAAGAGTTCGGTGTTGAGTTCCAGGTAACCTACTGGGAATCGAATACCACGAACTAAGGTTCGTTTTTGCTTAATAAATAAGGCGTGGGAGTGTACTTTAAATGTCCTCCCACGCTTTTGTCTTAAATTAACCACACTCCTATATCATGGCTCTTAAGTTTTTCGGATTCACATTTGGTAAAGAAGACGATTCAAATATCGAGCAGCTCAAGCGCAAGAAGCTTGAGGAACAGCCCGCATCGTTTGTCCCACCAACCTCCGAGGACGGGTCGACTGCAATTGCAGCAGGTGGTTATTATGGCCAGTATCTTGACCTCGAGGGTGATGCAGCAAAGACGGATGTCGATCTGATCCGCAAGTACCGCATCTCGGCAGAGCAGCCTGAGTGTGATATGGCAATTGAAGATATTGTAAATGAATCGATAGTCAACGATGTGGACGCTGGCCCAGTTGACCTAAATCTAGATGATCTAGATGTAAAAGACTCAATCAAGAAAGAGATCAAGGCTGAGTTTGATAGCGTGCTCAAACTTCTCAATTTCAACCTGAACGGTCAGGATATTTTCCGTCGGTGGTATGTGGATGGCCGCTTATACTACCATATGATTATCGATGCCGAGAATCCAGATGCTGGCATCACCGAGATTCGCGCTGTAGATGCTTTGCGTATTCGTAAGGTCAGAGAAATCAAGGAAGAAATCGATAACCAGACTGGTGCAAAGATCGTCAAGACACTCGATGAGTATTACCTCTACCAAGATGGTGGTTTGCAGAAGTCTGATGTTGGTCTGAAGATCAATAAGGACGCTGTCTGCTATATCACATCTGGCCTGCTGGATTCGTCGCGTAAGCGCGTGCTTTCACCGCTTCACAAAGCGCTAAAGCCGGTCAATCAACTTCGAATGATGGAAGATGCGCTGGTCATCTATCGTCTTTCCCGCGCTCCCGAGCGTCGTATTTTCTATATCGATGTGGGCAATCTTCCTAAAGGTAAGGCCGAGGAGTATATGCGGACGATCATGAATCAGTACCGCAATAAGCTGGTATATGATGCAGTCACTGGCGAGATTAGAGATGATCGCAAGCATATGAGTATGCTAGAAGACTTCTGGCTACCGCGTCGTGAGGGCGGCCGCGGCACTGAGATCACCACACTTCCAGGCGGTGAGAATCTAGGACAGATCGATGACATCATCTTCTTTCAGAAGAAGCTTTACCGCTCACTTAATGTTCCAGTCAATCGTCTTGAGCCTGAGACTGGGTTTAGTCTAGGCAAATCATCTGAGATTACTCGCGATGAGCTAAAGTTTCAGAAGTTCATTGACAAGCTGCGTGTTAAGTTCTCTATACTCTTTTTTGAGCTACTTCGTACTCAATTGATGCTGAAAGGCGTAATTGTAGAGGAGGATTGGAAGGAACTTCGCGAGAATATGCGCATTGACTTCCGCAAAGATAACCACTTTGCAGAACTCAAGGATTCGGAAATTCTTACTGAGCGTCTTAATCAGCTCAATGCAGTCATGCCATTTGTGGGTAAATACTACTCAGAGACATGGGTACGCCGCAATGTTCTACACCAGACTGATGAAGAAATTGAGCTAATGAACGAAGAAATGGATGAAGAGGCACAGCTCAATGCAGAGAAAATGCTTGAGAATCCACAGACTGATCCTGGCACCGGTGTGGAGGATATTTCTGCCAATGAAACATTTGATAAATCTGCCCAATAGTTGAGTTATTCAAACCTATAAATAGCTTTTACAATAGAAATGAATACTAATCTCATCGATATGGTCGACGGTTTGCGCAACGATAAGATCGCAAATGCACAAGAAGCATTTCAGCGTGCAATGAGCGAGAAGATCAATGCCGCTCTGGATGAGCGCAAGATTGCGGTTGCAGGCCAGATCTATAAAACTGCTTACCATACTGCCATTGCAAAAGCCGATGCTGCTTTTGCTAGGGACACCCGCAAGGCCGATTCGTTTAGCGCTGATGAAAGAGATCGCGCCCGCGCTGCTGCTGATCGGAAGCAAAGCAAGGCTTATGACAGGGCGCATGCTGCTTACCGCGCTTCGTTTGCTCAAGGTCACGCCTAAGCACAACTAATTACTCTTACTTCTTATGACTACTTCTAACGCTGCTATTCTCAACGACAAAATCGCTGTTACTTACTCCCACCGTCCAGATGTCGGCCGCGACTATCTGCTCATCACCGTTAAAGACTGGGATGATGTTAAGAAACTAAAAACCAAAGTCCTATCTTATGACGGACATGAGTATGTCTATACTGGCTGGAACAGCGACCGTAATGAGTGCTTCTTTTCCCGCGGTCTTTATAAGACAGCTGTTAGTGGCACCGCCACGATCTTGTAACCGCGCAATTCTCTTTCCTATCATTTTTTCTGCTGCACGTTAATATTATTTCATAATGAAACTTACTACTAAACTCCCCGATGGTAAACTCAAGGTTAACAAAGCCGCTGTTATTACCTACCTTAAAAAGATGCATAGGCATCGCAAAAACGATGAGATCTATGGCCTGCTACCAGTATCTCAGAGAGAGATCGACGCAGAGTCCCGTGAGATGACGCGATATAATGCCGACAATCTTCGTAACACCTCGGAGGAATAAGCCTAACGCCGCAATGACTAACAAACCGACAATCCTTAATATGTGCCCGCCGATTTACGATAGAGGGCTGGAGTATCCAATTGAAAATAGTTCCATCGATCTTGGTGAATGCCAACCTGCCAACAAACAGGTGCAGCACACGGAATGTAATGGTAATGGCATAAGCCTGCGCGATTACTTTGCTGGGCAGGCGCTCACAGGAATCTTGGCATCTGCAAACTTTGGAGATGCCAAAGATTGGTTGCCTAGAAAAGCATACGGCTTAGCCGACGCCATGCTCGCCGCACGCAATCAGCAGGCCGCGAAATGAGCACACCCACCGAGGCGCACCTTGATTTGGCGCTGCAAATATCGGAGGCGATTGCGCGCAGCGGAAACGTCGCTGCCGCTAAACTCATCGCCGATAGCGAGGCGAGGGCTATTGCGAAGCAAGTCGAGGCGCTCGCAATTGTAACTCTGCGCTGGGATAAGTTGGAAAAGGAGCAGGACCAGCTCCGCGCCGAACGCGCCGATGCCGATGCCGATGAAATCATCGCGCTTGCTCATTGGAACAAAGAACTAAAACGAGCCATGAAAGCCGAGGCCGAACTCGCCACCGAGCGGGCGAGGTTGGATTGGCTCATGGCGGGCGGAGTGTGCCTAGTGCAGCACTCTGGAAGGATTCACGTATCTCGCCTCCACGCACCTGTATCACGCGCTGACATTGATGCGGCCATGAAGGAGGGCGCGAAATGAACACACCCGCACCCCGCACCGACGCAGCGGTAAAGCTGACCTTCGCCGCGATACGTGAACTCAACAGACTGCTCCGCTTTTGCGCCGAACGACCGGGCGGAGCGGTCATGTCTCAACGGATGGAAGGCGCTGCCGATGCACGACGCGCTATCCGCAAAGAAATCCGCAAGCGCATCCGCGAACTAGAGCGTGCGCCTGCCGAACGCGCTGACGCCGCTGAAACCGTATAGTATATCTCTAATGACTACCAAGAACAACAAACGCTGCACAAAGAACAAAAAGTTAATCGCTGTCATTGCTCTTGCCAATGCCAGCAATAATGCTCGCACTAAAGCTAAAGCCAATGCGAGTGATGCAGCTAAAGCCGCTCTTTATGCTTTCTATCGCTAATTTACCAATGACTACTAATAATACACTTACTCATTCTGCCTGCCGCATCATTGTGCATGGCCCAGGTGAAACTCGGTACTGCCCAGAATGCCAATCGGATTGGAGAGGTTCTCCTATTCCAGAGGAGAATAAGCATCACTATGGAACGAATAGCGGATACTTCTCGCGCCTGATCGGTGTGGAAATTTATGGCGGCTATGATGGCACTGACCATTGGCGCTGCCCAGATTGTGCATCGACCTTTCGCAGACGTTAATACTCTGCTGTAATGTCTAAGATAACTGTTACCGGCGGTACTAAACAGCAGCGCTCTCTAGTTGCTGAATGTGCGCGCGACTGCCTACGTCGCGTTTTAGGCTTAAACAAAGCAAAGGAAGGCAAGAAGCGAAATATCCGCTTCTTCAGGGAAGCTGTTATTGAGATCGAACTCATAAAAAATCTTTCCAAAAAAGAAGATTGCAAGGGTGATTGCACCTGGTCTGATAATCGGAAAAATCCGCTCGAGTTTGAAATACGTTTAGATTCATCGATGAATATGGTTGCACTGCTTGTAGGTGTAGCTCATGAGATGGTTCATGTCAGGCAGTATATTACTGGAGAAATGCGAGATACTTCTAGATGGAACATCTGTATCTGGCAAGGCAAAAAAATAAATTGGGCCAAGATTGATTACTTCGACCATCCATGGGAGATCGAGGCATACGGACGAGAAGCAGGTCTATTTGAGAAATTCGCGCATGACTATAACTACAGCGAGACCAAATGGGCTCAGCAAGATCCAGACTATGTCTAGGCGAATTACTTAGTTTATAAATAGGCTTATTATGGCTGACAATAAAGGAATTATTTACGAAGCTAAAGTTAACCGCCTGCTTAGAGAGCACAAAGTTCAACGAGATGGTTTTTCCCCGGCTGGCAGCAATCCCAATAAGCCAGATGCAGAAATCAGAGTGCGCGGCGAAGACTATTTTTGCGAGATTAAATTGGATGCTAGCAAAGACTTTGGGCAAGGATCTATAGATTACGATGCGGTGAAACAGCAGTGGA